TAACCGTTCAATTACAAAATGTGCCAGAAGTAAAAGACGACGAAGAAGATGATGAGAAATTTATTTCTATGAAAAAAGACTTAGCTGATGCAAAGAAAAAAATAGCTCAGCTAACTCAAGAATTAAAAAGTTCTGAATTTAAGCAAGGCGGAGATTCAGAGTTAGTGGAAAAATTAAGACAAAAAAACTTAAAACTTGAAAGTCAGTTACATGAATTACAAGTTGCAAGGAGAAAAGATAGGAAACAATAATAAATGGCTATTACTTTAAAACCAAAAAGAAGTGAAACAAACGGAGCTGTTCCAACGGCTGGAGACTTAGAAGTCGGCGAATTAGCTATGAACCCAACGAACAAGAAATTGTTCACAAAAGATACATCGGGAAATATTATTACAGTTGCTAACTATTCAGTTGGTGACCCTAATCTTATTTTTCCAATTGGTGACTATGGAGATTTAACTGATACCGCAGTAGACGCTTTCGGTATCTCAATAGCTACAGCCTTTGATTGTCAGAATCCAACAAACGATTTGACAATTGAAGACTTGGGCGAATTAAGTTAGAGAGGAATAACTAATGCCAAAGAAAGTTCAATTTAGACGAGGAACAGGAACACAAAATGATGCTTTTACCGGCGAAGAAGGTGAAATCACAATGAACACAAGCAATAATTCTATTAGAATTCATGACGGTTCTACAGCAGGTGGACACGAAATGATGAAAGTAGATTTAAGTAATATGGAAGATGGTTCTTCTTTAGACGGCGGTTCTTATTAAAACATTTTGCATTTATAAATAGAATAACAGGAGATATTAAAAATGCCAACTCAGGTCCAATTTAGAAGAGGAACAGATTCTCAATCAAGCAGTTTCACGGGAGCAGCCGGTGAAATTACAATCAATTTAACCAACGACAGTATTCACGTCCATGACGGTTCTACTGCAGGCGGATTTGAGTTAGCAAGAGCTGACTTAAGCAACGCTGAAGGAACTACTGTTGCTGCAGGAACAGGTATTACTAAGGTCGGAACAACACTTAGTATTGGCCAGGATGTAGCAACAACAGCTAACGTTACATTTAATAACGTAGATGTAGATGGAACACTTACAATAGGTGGAACAACTACAACATCAGGAAGTATTATTCCAGACGCCGACGTCTCATATGACTTAGGTTCTGCTAGTTACCAATGGCGAGACGTATACGTTGGTCCAGGTTCATTATATGTTAATGGTCAAAAAGTATTAGAAGATAGTTCAGGAACAATTGTTGTTTCTGCAGACGATGACCAAAACCTACAAATGAAAACAGCAGGAAGTGGAGACATAGAATTTAATCCATCAGGCACAGGTATTATCCAAGTTAAAGGCACATTGCAAATGTTGGATGGCGAAAACATTACTAACAGTGCAGGTAACGCTGTTACATTTGGTAGTGGTTTAGAGTCAGATTCACTTGCATCAGCATCAACAGATACAGATTTAACATTAAGTGGTAACGGAACAGGTAATGTTGTTGTTTCAGATAGTTTAACAGTTTCAGGTAACTTAACCGTTTCAGGAACTACAACAACTGTAAACTCCGAAACAATTTCACTTGCAGATAACTTAATCGATTTAAACAGTAACTTCACTTCAGGGTCTCCTACTGAAGATGCAGGTATACGTATAATGAGAGGTGACTCTAGCAATACTCAATTAAGATGGAACGAAACATCTGACCAATGGGAATTTACAAATGACGGTTCCTCATACGTTAAAATCGCAACAGACACAGACGACCTTGCAGAAGGTTCAACTAATGAATACTTTACAAACACTAGAGCAAGAAACGCTATTGGTGTTTCAGGTGGCGGACTTACATACGATGCCAGCACAGGTGTTGTTACAATTGCAGATGTTCCGACATCAAATGTTGATGGATTAGACACAGCTTTAGGTCTTAAAGCACCGTTGGCTTCACCAGACCTTACTGGTTCACCGACTGCTCCAACAGCAGCCACAGGAACTAATACAACACAGATTGCTTCAACAGCATTCGTTCAACAAGAATTAGACGCGCTAAGAGCAGAACTATACGCTTACGACGCTAGTTAATAATTAGACTTTAGTTACAAGAAAGGTCCGTTAAGGGCCTTTTTTGTGCCTGCCTATTTCGTTTTGTATAAATAGTAACATTAAAGGAATTACTTATGGCACTTTCAACAAGACAACAATTAATAGATTATTGTTTACGTAGATTAGGATTCCCTGTTATAGAAATTAATGTAGATGACGGGCAAATATCAGACAGAATAGATGATGCCTTACAACTCTGGCAAGAATATCACTTTGATGGCACCGAAAGAGTTTACATAAAAAGACAACTAACAGGAACCGAATTAAATATACAAAACTCTGTTGCTAATAATTTTACAGTAGGTGAAAAAGTTACAGGTTCTACATCAGGAGCATCTGCAAAAATTACCTCAATTGCATCTAACTTTCAATTTATCGTAGATGATATTAAGAAGGGTGACTTTGTTGCATCTGAAACAATTACCGGTGACCAATCAGGTCAAACAGCAACATTATCTACTACCACACCGTTTACAAAAGGAGATTTAGAAAACGGATATATTCCTATAGGCGATAGTATTTTAGGTGTTACAAAAATGTGGAAATTTGGTGCCGTTGTAGGTAGTAAATCAGATGGACTATTTGATGTTGATTACCAATTTGCCTTAAACGATTTGTATAATTTATTAAGTGCAGACGTTACATATTATTCAATGGTTAAAACACATATGAACGTATTGGAGTCCTTGTTTGTAACCGAGAGACAGATACGTTTTAATAGAAAAACAGATAAACTTTACATTGATACCGACATGGATAAAACATTTAATGTAGGGGATTACGTAATTGCTGAAGGCTGGGCTTTATTAGACCCTGAAACATACACAGAAGTCTATGACGATATGTGGCTTAAAAGATATGCAACTTCATTGATTAAAAGACAATGGGGTGAGAACATGAAGAAGTTTGGTGGAATACAAATGCCAGGTGGAGTTACTTTAAATGGTGACCAAATTTATGCAGAAGCAGTAAATGAGATTGCAACTATAGAAGATGAGATGCAAATCAGATACGAACTCCCACCAACATTTATGACAGGGTAAACCATGCCTACAAATTTTTACTTTCAATCTGGAAATACATCTGGCACCGATAGTGAACAACTATTAGTGGAAGACCTAATCATTGAAAGTATTAAAATTTACGGACATGATGTTTACTATATGCCTAGAACATTAGTAACAAGAGATGAAATATTTGATGAGGACGCTTTAAGTAAATTTGAAGAAGCCTTTCCATTAGAAATGTATTTGGAAAACGTCAATGGTTACGATGGAGAGGGAGAATTATTCCAACGTTTTGGTTTAGAAGTTAGAGACCAAGCTACTTTTGTTTTGCCTAGAAGGCGATGGAATCAGTTAGTAGATTATAGTGGAGGAACGTTTCTTCAAAGTGGTAGCAGGCCTATGGAAGGAGATATGTTATTCTTTCCTAAAACTAATTCATTGTTTGAAATTAAAATGGTTGAGTTTCAAGACCCGTTTTATCAACTAGGAAAACTCTATACGTTTAAACTTATATGCGAACTTGCAGAATATAGTTCTGAAAGGATTAATACAGGCAGAACTGAGATTGATAGAATTGAGGAAGATAATAGTGTTGATACATATCTTTACCAATTACTATTAGAAGATAGCAGTATGTTTAAACTGGAAGACAACGGTTACTTTATTACTGAGGACTTTGCTATTAAACCTGCAACACAGGGCGACAATGCAGATTTTGACACCATAGAAGTAGCAGAAGATATATTAGACTTTAGTGAAAGTAATCCGTTTGGAGAGTTATAATGTTAAAAGGTAAAAATTTTTATCACCAACATATACGTAAGGCTATTATAGCTTTTGGAACTATATTTAATAACATAGTTATTGAACGTAAAAATACTTCTGGAGTTATAGAACAATCCATAAGAGTCCCTTTAGCCTATTCAACAAAACAAAAGTTCTTATCTAGAATAGAACAAATACCGACAGTTGAAAGTAGAGGAGAGGTTGCTATTGTTTTACCTCGTATGGGGTTTGAGATTACTTCATTACAATATGATGCCTCTAGAAAGATATCACAAATTAATAAACACATTAAATCTAATACTACTGATTCTTTAAGTGTTAAGCGACAATTTGTTTCTACTCCATATGACTTAAACTTATCTTTATATATATTTGCGAAGAATCAAGAAGACGGGTTAGGAATATTAGAACAAATTCTTCCTTACTTTAATCCTGACTTTAATATAACAATTAATGATTTGCCTGAGATGGATATTAAACGAGATATTAAAGTTGTGTTAGATAATATTAATTATGAGGATAACACTTCAGGAACATTTGCTGCCAGACAAAGTATCGTTTGGACATTAAACTTTAATATGAAACTTAATTTCTATGGTCATGTTGCGAATGAGGGTATTATACGTAGAGCAATTGCTAACGCTTTTACACAAATAGATACAGGCGGAGAAGGAACAAAAATAACTGCTTCAGTTCAACCAGGAACTGCTACAGCTACAGCAACAATAAGTTCTGGTAGTATAGATAGTATTAATTTAACATATGCTGGCACAGGCTATGTGAAAGAGCCTAATGTTACTATAGAAGGTAATGGTAGAGCTCATGCTGTAATGATTGAAGACAGAATTAAAGAAATAATAATAGATGATGTAGGGTCTGGATATGTTACTGCACCAGCAATTACAATAGAATCCCCTTTAAATGGTGATGATGTAATTACAATAGAAGACCCATATAGATTCCTAGTGGAGTTTGATAAAATATAATGGAAACAAAAGATAATAAAATATTTGAAGCCTTAGATAAAACATTTGATACGGTGACAAAAGACCTTAAAGTTAAGGTTCCTGAAATAAAAAAAGGAACTGTAGATGAGGATTTTGAAGAAGCCCGAGGTGTTTTAAAAAGAGCTATGGCTTATAGTGAATCTACTATTCAAGGTATATTAGCAGTTGCACAAAATAGTGATAACCCCAGAGCATACGAAGTGGCAGCACAGGCAATTAAAAACTTGGGCGACCAAGCACTTCAAGCTATGGATATACAAGAGAAAAAACAAAAAATAGAAAATGCTGATGAAAATAAACCCAAACAAATTGGCACTCAAAACAACATAGTATTTAATGGAAGCACTTCCGACCTCTTAAAAGCAATACAAAAAGAGAACGAAAAGGTAATTGAACATGAGTCAACAGATGACGGAGACAACTGATACAAGTTCATATCACGGTAACCCCAATCTTAAACCAGTAGCATATAAGCATGACTGGACAAAGGAACAGTTATCGGAGTATATGAAATGTAAAGACGACCCCAAATATTTTATAGAAAACTATTGTCAAATAGTTACGCTTGATAAAGGATTGCAACCCTTTAAACTTTACGAATGTCAAAAACGTAAAGTCGATTTTATTATGGGTAATCGTAAAACTATATTAATGGAAGGCAGACAGCAGGGTAAAACTATTACGGCAGCTGCCTGTATATTACATTACAGTATATTTAACGATAGTAAAACTGTAGCTATTATGGCAAACAAAAGCACAGCAGCCAGAGAAGTATTAAGTAGATATCAGATAATGTATGAACAATTACCTTTATGGATGCAACAGGGTGTAAAGACGTGGAACAAAGGAGACGTTGATTTAGAAAATGGCTCACGTGTTTTTACAGCAGCTACAACGGCATCTGGTATTAGGGGTAAGTCTGTTAATTGGCTTTACATTGATGAGGCTGCTATTATACCAAACAATGTTGCTGAGGAGTTTTTTACTTCTGTTTATCCGACAATTTCTGCTGGTGAAACAACTAAAATTTTACTTACATCTACACCATTAGGTTACAATCATTTTTGGAAGTTTTGGAACGAAGCCGAGAAAGGCACAAACGGTTTTAAAAATATGTTTATTCACTATACCGAAATACCAGGTAGAGATGATAAGTGGGCTGAGGAACAATTAGGGTTATTAGGGGAACTTAAATTTAACCAAGAGGTTTTATGCGAATTTTTAGGTTCATCTAATACACTTATTAATAGTAAAACAATAGGAAGTCTTAGTTCTATTGAACCAATATACACAAACGATGGATTAGACATATATGTAAATCCGGAAAAAAATAAATATTATGTATTAGTTGCAGATGTAGCACGAGGTATAGGAGGAGATTACTCCGCTTTTGTTGTTATAGATGTAACTGAGATGCCCTACAAAGTAGTGGCAAAGTATAGACATAACAAAATAGCACCAATGCTTTATCCTAATGTAATAGATAAAGTAGGCAAGGACTATAATAATGCCTTTGTATTACTGGAAAGTAATGATATAGGCCAACAGGTTGTAGATATACTTCATTCAGAATGTGAATATGAAAATATTTTTACAACTATACAAGAAAATAATAAACAATATATAACACCCGGATTCGGTAGAGCTACCAAATTAGGAGTTACAACATCCAAAGCAGTAAAACGTCAAGGATGTTTTGCATTTAAAAGTTTAATGGAGGAGCGTAAACTTTTAGTATTTGATGCGGAAATAATACAAGAACTATCTACTTTTATAGAACGAGGAAATTCTTATCAAGCAGACGAGGGTTATCACGATGACCTAGCAATGTGTCTTGTGTTGTTTGGTTGGGTAACAACCAACTCTTTCTTCGGAGATTTAACTAATGTCCAAGTAAGACAAGGGTTATATAATGCAGAAATGAGAGAAATCGAAAATGATTTGACTCCTTTTGGAGTTATTGATAACGGTATAGCTCCGGAGACAGAAGTTTTCGGGGGCGATCTCTGGGTTTTTGAAGACACAAAATTAAAAGAATTATAAATATTCTTAGTAAATATAAATAAGTATTAACACTTAAAAATAAAGGAGAAAAACATGGCTTTTCAGCTTTCCCCAGGTGTATTAATAAGGGAACAAGACGCTACTAATGTTGTTCCAGCAGTCGCTACTACGGTAGGTGGATTTGTTGGTAACTTCCAGTGGGGTCCTGCAAGGCAAATTTTAAACATAGATTCAGAAAATAATCTAGTTTCAAGATTTGGCAAACCCGATGACAATACAGCACAAGATTTTATGACTGCTTCTTCTTTCTTAGCATATGGCTCATCTCTATTAACAATTAGAGAAGTTGGCTCAACAGCCAGAAACGCTATATCAAACGGAACAGCAGTTTTAATTAGAAATGAATCTGAATATGAAGCCTCATACGAAGGTGGCGCAGGTGCCGTTGGAATGTGGGCAGCTAAATATCCAGGTGAAATTGGAAACTCTTTAGAAGTTAGCTTTGCTGATTACGCATCCTTTGATGCTACATCGGTTGCTTCTGTAACAGTATCAGACGGTGGAACAGGTTATACATCTGCACCTACAGTAACATTTGATTCACCTCCAGGTGTAGGAGTTACTACTGTGGCAGCAACAGGAACAGCAACTTTAGACGGGTCTACAGTTTCAGCAATTACAGTAACACAACCAGGTTTTGGATATACATCTGCACCTAGCGTAACTATATCAGGTGGCGGTGGCTCAGGTGCTACAGCTACAGCAGTATTAACAACTGCTTGGTCATATGCAGGTCAATTTGATGGCAGACCTACTTCAACATCAAATGCTAGAGCAAATTCAGTAGATTTAGACGCTATGCACATTATTGTTGTAGACAAAGGTGGTAAGTTTACTGGAACAGCAGGAACAGTTTTAGAAAAATTCTCTAACGTTTCAAAAGCTTCAGACGCTAAAGATTCATTAAACCAAACAAATTTTTATAAAAAAGTAATTAATTCCAGAAGTAAATATGTATGGTGGATGGACCACCCTGCAGATAGCAATGCTAGTAACTTCGGTAATGACTTTTCAACAATAGTATCTAGCCATAATGGGTTATTTGGATTTGTTCCAAGTGGTAACTCAGAATTAACAGTTAGACTTACATTAGGTGTAACAAATGCACCTGCAGATGGTGATTTACAATCAGGGTATGACCTATTAGCAAATGACGAATTAGTTGATGTTCAATTAGTTTTAGCAGGTGGTCATTCACAAACAGTTGGCGATTACATTATTGACAATGTAGCAGCTATAAGACGTGATTGTATGGTATTCATTTCACCACAAAAAGCTAACGTAGTTAATAACACTGGTTCAGAATTATCAAGTGTTGTAGCAGAAATAACAGGTGCTAACTATACTAGGTCAGCATTTGCTGTTATGGATTCAGGCTGGAAATATATGTTTGATAAATATAACGACGTATACAGATGGGTTCCATTAAACGGTGATGTTGCAGGAACTTGTGTAGTTGCAGATGCTGAGGCTGACCCATGGTTCTCACCAGCAGGTAGCTCTAGAGGAGCAATTAAAAATGCAGTTAAATTAGCATGGAGTCCTAAGAAAGCAGATAGAGACACGCTATACAAAAACAGCATTAACCCAGTTATTGGTGACCCAGGAGCAGGTATTATTCTTTTCGGAGATAAAACATTAACTGCTTCAACAGGTGCATTTAGCAGAATCAACG